ACAGTTGATGATAGGATTGTAAAAGCTTTACGTAAGAAAGTTAATATTGCAAGTCAAGTTATGGGAGAAGAATTAAAAGCTTGGATCTAAAGAACTTTATCTAATAAACTAATTATTACAAAAGCTGCTGTTCCAATTAATAGTCTTTCTATTCTAATGATCTGTGTTTTTAATTCTTTAATTTGATCAAAAGTCTGCCTTTGCATTATTCTACAAAGTTTCTCATGAGCTTCTATTTTTTGCAGTGCTGATTTTCTAGCCATGTTTACCTACCCAATAACAAATTGGCTCTAATATTTTTCTATACAGCCTACCTAATAAATGCACTTTGCCTCTTGATTCCTGTCGAATGTCAATGGTTCTATGCACTGCTATGTGTTCTAATATTTTTTTAAGAACAGTATTTTTCTTGGATAATTTTACCAGTGGTAAGAATATTTTATGATATCCTTTTTGATACTCTGGCGCTAAACCTTTTGAGTGTCTTAACCAAATTTTGTTTCTAAAAGATCCAAAGCCATAAGACTCGTTCATCATAGTGCAGACGATCTTGCCTCCACCTGACGATCCGCCGCTATCGCCGCCTCGTTGACTTGGTGGTCCAGCTTGTCCCGCTGTTGATACAGATCCCATATCAGCTCCGCCACCTCGTTGACTTGGAGGTCCAGCTTGTCCCGCTGTTGATACAGATCCTGTGTCGCCTCCTCCTGTGTCTGCAAATCCTGCATCTGCTGATGCCTCTCCTGGTCCACTTGGTGGCCCACTTAACCCTGTATCTCGATCACCATCACCTGATACATCAGCCATAGTTGGCCCTGTAAACGTTTCTACTGTAGATGTTGGTAAACCTGCTTCAACATCTGCTTCTTCTTTAATTTGTCCAAGTTGTTCCCCTAACGTAGTTATGTCACCAGGTGCCTCTCCTGGTCCAAGAACTGTTCCTTCATCTATCTCAACACCGCTAGCTTTTTCAGCTTTCTTATCAAAATAATCTTGTGCAAATTCTTTTTTCTTTTCTCTCATTTCAGCTGTTTGAAATCCTGTTTGATTTATTCCAAGTATATCATCTTTTAATGTCTGTTCATAATCACCAAACGCTGATACTGGGTTTCTACCAAAAGGATCTTGATTTAAATTACCAGATTGAATATTAAATCCGTAATCTTTTTCTGCTTTTAATTCATCAACTATACTTCTGCTTGTTTTATTTTCTAATGAATCTTCAGGTAATAAATCAAACACTAAACTTATAGGTCCACCTACAAGTTTATTTACTGCAGCTGATGCTAAAGTTTTACCAACATTAAGTTTTTGTCCAAATATATCTATAGTTTGATTTGCAAAGTCTACTATAGCTCCTGGTACCTTACTTAATTCATTCAACGCACCCTCAACAGTTTGACCTGCTCTACCTAATACATTTTGAAGAAAACCTTCTTTTTGTTCTGGTGTTTGAAAATCTATTTTTTCTATAGCTAATGGATCATCTGCTGCAAACACATCACCAGATGGTGCTATAATATTTGTATCAGGAATACCTCCAGTTAAAGCCACTTCATCCATAATATTACCACCTGTAGGATTTAACATCGCCTGTTGGTTAGATAAATCTTGTAATATATCTTCTGCCGTGCTTGTTGAATCTAATATAGCTGGAGCGTTAAATGCATCTATCTCTGCTTGAGTGACCGGTATTTCACCTGGTGCTACTACGGGTGCACCTGGCCCTAGCTGCACCCCAATACCTTGATCGACTAGTCTATCCTGCTCTAATGTATTTGTAGGCGTTGTAAGAGTATCTACACCTCCTGATGTAGTCGCCTGACCCCCGCCACCTGTGTCTACTAATGTGTCTATGGCTCCTGGTATTTGAGCTTGATCTGTTTCTATTGTAGGCAGGCCAAAAGCAAATAATTCATTAAGATCTCTTAAATAATCAAAACTTGTAGGATCATATTTTACACCAGGAAAATCTGGAATTGATCCAAGAAGTCTTGGGTTAGTATCTGTTTGTGTTCTTAAACCAGATACATCTATTTCTGGATCTACTAAATCTGGATCTGTAACCACTAATGATTTAAAATCTTCGCTAGACATTATGCTAATCCTCTTGATCTAAGTCTAATTGCTTGTTCTTCAGGTGATAATAAAGCTTGTTCTGTTGGTGTTAAACCTTGATTTAAAGTTGCAATACCTGTTGGTGTTTTTGCAAATAAATTAGGGTTTATATTTGTTGTTTGTAATTGAACTCTGTTATCTGGTGCCATGTCATCTACCACAGGTATATCTCTATTAAATAAACCTTTAAGATTTTGAACATCACCAACCTCTTGTTCAATAACTGCTTCTTTAGGAGGAACTGGTGCTCCTTCATCTGGCAATATAAAAATACTGCCACCAAGTTTAGCTAAAATTACTGCAGCTTGTTTACTACCTCTTTTTAAAGTTCTTAATGCAATAAGATCCTTTAATGAGTCTGGATTTAATAAAGCTCTAGCTATTACTCTATTAGATGCAGCTGTAAAAATTCTTCTACCCGCTGTAAATATTCTACCAGCTAATGTAAACTGACCAACCCTTGCTCTAATTAAATCCGTTAATGCACTTCCTACAACACCTTGTTGTGCAGAAGGTGCCGTTCTACTAGCTATTTGTAAAGCTTTATTTAAAGTTTCTAAATTTTTAACATATTGATCTCCAAATAATTCTCTTAAGGCCGCCTTGTATCCTCTTTCTCCTCCACCGCCATTTAAATATTTATTAAAAGCATCAGCATCTAAAACTCTATCTAAACTTAATTTATTGGATCTTTTAAAAACTTTTTCATTTAAGTCTGATAAAACATCTCTTTGAAATTTTTTATACACTTCAGGGTTTTTAATAAGAATATTTTTTAACGTTTTTATTTCACCTATAGCACCTGGTTTATATATTTTGTTAAATATTTCTGGAGGCGATGCATTTAATAATCTTCCTTCAAAAGATCTATTTAATTCATTAGTTGTTTGTGTAAAAAGTTTATTTGTTTTTTCTATGTTTTTTTGTAACCCACCTATTCTAGATATTTTATTGTACTCAGCCTCATTAAAAAATATTCTTAGTGGTTTGGTATAATCTTTTATAAATGCATTATGTCTAGCTAAATTAGGTTTACCATCGACTAAAACTTTAGTTTTATAAAAATCAAAAATAGAATTTTTGTAGGCATTTAATGCTTCTGGTGATTTGCTAATAACATCATATACTTCTTTAGCTGCCTTTCCTGAACCAATACCTTTTTTAAAAGTTGTTTCAAATATATCTTCATCAGCTATTTTTAAAACTCTACC